TCTTGTTCTGATCTTCTATCGGGTTATGATCTAAATAGCCTGTAATACCGCCTTGCCACCAATTAGGCCCATGAGGATTCTCTCCATAATCGAATGGTCTGTTATTAAAATAAAACCCCTGATTCATAGCTCCCTGAACGTCATTATCTCTGTACCATATCTCTTTATCACTCCCTGAAACATTTGTCACTTGTGTATTCTTCCAAAAAATCCCTTCGGCATTGTTAACTTAGTATATGCAGTAAATTCGCTAACCTTGAATCTCTTTGCTACGTTAAACTTTCCAAAAGTCATCACAACCTCAAACTCAGCAGGTGTTGTAACCAAGCAATCTGCCCCTACAATACATACTTTTACATCATACCTCCCTTCAGGAGGTAGTGATTTGTGTGTTATAAGTACATCCCAGTACGTATCCCCCTCCAACACACCCTCTCTTACAATCCAATTCTCTGACCTGAATAGCCCTAAAGGAAACTCGTCAGACGCATCAAAATGTGGCCTAGATATGAACCCATTTATAAAAAACTCATCTGGGTCATCTAAATTCGCCCCTATTATCGAATTCCTGTTAGACACTACAAGACGCTCATCAGAATCATCTCCTTTCATATCCGGCACCCACAGACACAGATGAGGCACCACATGCCTCTGTGTGTACGTCTCACCATCCATAGTAAATATCGTTCTATACCCAGAAGGAGGTTTTACTGGATTGCCTCCAGCCACATACCTAATCCCAACAAAGAAATCCTGCCCTATAGTAGGCTTAAATTCCTGCTCTTCCTCCTTCTCTTCCTTCTCTATAACCCTTGAAGGCGCTGCAATTATGGCCGTGTCTACACCATCGTTTGTAGATACTGATATTCTCGTACCATCCGGTAGATCGATGCTCTCATGGAAGAATCCACCAGGATCTCCAGCAGCTACCCTATCGTACACACCGTACTTTGATTTAACGGATGCCAGAAATTTCCTAGCATCGTACATATGCTGTTTAGCTTCTTCTCGATTATTTAAAAACGTGAAGTTGACTGGCCCTGTCTCTATTGAACTATCAATTACTAAAGACTTAGAAGTCATCGAATCCTCCGTGGAAGCGGTTCCACCTCCATCGCTAACTGCTCTACCTTAAATCTCCCTTCCAAACCCCACTGCCAATTTCTTGAGTACACGCCTCTACCAGTAAGAAATCTAAGTACCTTAACCCTCTCATTCTCCTGGGTCACTCTATACTTTCTCTCTTCCCCATCTTCCGTCGTCAAGGACAATGTAAGCCCGCTATCCATCGTCCCATGAATATACAACTGAGATATCCGCTTATACTCAGTCGAATCCAAATCAGTTATACCACTTTTAACCCTGGAAGTTATCGCAACACCATCATCCGTGTCCCCAGCAACAGCATATATACCTGCCTCAGACGCAACTAAATGCATTCCATTGAAGACACACATACTGTTAAATCCGAAGTTAGTGTACTCACTCGCTGCGTTTATTCTTGTGTTTAGCGTAATAGTTCTAAAGACTGGAGCGAGTATTTCAGTCTCGCCAAATCCATCAACTTGCAGAGGGTAGATTTCTACATACGCAGACCCTATTACCTTGGCTGATCCAGCACTCTCGATATCTAGGAAAGGTATTTCTATCGAGCCAGACCCTACTCTTCCTACCAATCCATTGCCAGATACAATTAATCTTCTTAGTCCGACAGACCCAATTCCCTCCGATTCTCTCAAACCCTGTCCAGATACAAAGACAGAACCTAGATTAATCGTACCTCTTCCAAGAATCTCGGTTTTTCCAGATCCCTCAACTCCGAAAGGCTGGAACTCAATCTCTAACGTACCTACATAACCCACAGACCCTTGAGCCGTTACGTCTACAGGAGCTAACTCACTTAAATTATCGTGCGAATTTGCCCATACATCGAGACCCCCAAGACTAATAGACCCCCTTCCAACTCTTCCTGCTATTCCCAATCCTACAGGTTGAATCGTAGTACTAAGAGCTATGCCCCCTGATGCAGAGTCTCCTACCTCCCCCGCTATACCTTGACCAGAAACATCAAGTGCTCCAAGACTTACAGTGACACCCTGCCCCCCAGCAGCCACCTTAAACATAGGAATCTGCACGACTCCTGTTCCAGCCGATGCAGTTACCCCTACACCAGATACCTGTAAAGCTACCAGTAATGGCGCAGACTCATCTGAAGCTCCAATAATCTCTGTATAACCAACTCCAAATACTGTTATTACAGAGAATATCTCGAAAGAAGCGTCACCTGCCATAATTAGCTAGCTGGAACTGTAATATCAAAAGAAGTGATTGTTTGTGTGCCCGAAACAGTGAACGACGTGCTACTAAAATTGAGTTGCTGTCCGCTTGTACTCACCGCACCATCCAGACGGATCTGTGTACCTGCAGAATCCAAAGCTTCTGTATCCGCTATCGGGCCAACAAATCTAAACCATCCAGCCGTACCAGTTGCTGACGCAACTCCAGACCATGTTTGACTTGCCAGTTTGGAAAGAATGCCACTAGCCGATTGCTGAAATTTAAGCCCATTAGCAGAACTTACACCACCAGACATATTGACATCTGTTTTAGTAATTGTTGTAGTCGTAGATGCAACTACAAGACCATTTGCCTCAGCCCCTGTGCCTCGACGTGCCGTAATTGTTATCACTGCACCTGAAGACGATGCTATGTAATCAGGGTTGCTCTGAGTCGCGTTAATCGCTGTGACAACATCTGCCGCTGTCTGAGTCAAGGACGTATTAAAATTAACTGCTGCATCTAACAAAGCAATGCCGTCAACAGTTAATGAATTGACTGATCCTGACCCACCGCCAGTTAACGTAACTGTACCTGTAGCAGCTACTTCATTTGTATGTGCCCCAGATGCATCTGTAAATATGCACAACAACGTACCTGTTGGAGCCGCATCTGCTGTAGTTGGCTGAGACCCTGAATACACATAAATCTTGCCACCATGCAAAGCGTCTTTCACACTACCTGATTCTGCTAGAAAGTTTCTAAGCCCTGTACTAATTCTTGCTGTCATAATCGCTCCTTAATTGATTTGCTGCACTACCAAATACTGATGCTTAACATTAGTATCTATGAAAGCAGCCGCAGCCTGACTACCTCCAGAAAACCTATATCTGTCATGTGTAAAGTTAAATAAGTCCCCATCAGGGAGTCCTGCCATTATGCTATCCTCTGTAGTGAATAAGACAACATTCAACCCAGATAACTCTTTCCTTCCTGTAACCTTCATACCATCTGCATAAACTGCAGATCCTTTAACTACCGGAGACTCCCTAACTAAAGTAGATGTAAAATCTTTAAGATCTTTACCTCCGAGAAAAGTTATCCCCTTCTGCGTACCTACAAAAATACCATTCTCCACTGCCCGCAACATTGTTATCGGAGTCCCGTCCACAGATATAAAATCGAGCATATCCACTAACTCGTACCCAAATGGCAATGTTGCAATTATGTTCGCCCCTACAGCCATGTAGATCCGCCCGTTGAAATACGTTATATCACTACATGCCGGAGGTCTCTCAAGATACTTCGTTCTCAATGCATTGCTCTTTAAAAGACTCGATCTCAGCTCGATATAGCCTACGCCAGACGCTACGCTACCTATCCTAAATAACTGTTCCCCATTAGCATCAGAAGAATACAGGATCACTCTCCCCACATCTGAAGGGATTGCATCTATATCCCAGGTCACTCGAAAACCTCCACCTACTTCTGCAGTCATCAAGACAGGCATAGCCACACCACTCTCCTGCCCATCCTCTCGCTCATAAGAGATTGCTATCAGATATCTCCCTGCAAACAATTCTCCAGGGACTCTAGTTATGGACTGTATCTGCGGTATGGCTAACCCCCAACTCCGATTGACGCCATTCTCAATCACGCCTGTAGCCGCAACACCATCAGACCAGTAAATAACGTTATTTAATGACAAGTAGCACAGACTATCACTCTGTACCGTCGCTAAACTAGTGAGTGTGAAATCAGTAGAAAGATTCTTTAAAACCTTATCTTG